TTTCATCTGACATATTATGTTCTCTCCTGTTAATAGGATTGTTTTTATTGTTGTGACCTATTGACAGGATCGCCCCTGTAGCGGCTCACTTGAGCAAGTTGTTCTTGCCTTCCCTCTATTTATTGATATTGAGCGCGGCTGTTCTTACTTGCCGAGCAGCCTGCCTAGGCGAGCATTGAGTTCAGCCATCTCGACGCGCTTCTGTTCGCGCTCTACTAAGTATCGCTTCGACTCGAACTGACTTGCTACGGTTTCCGCTTCTTTGCGGCTGAGGCCACGATCACGCAGAAGACGTTCCAGATCGCGGATACTCATTTCATCAATGTTGGACTTCACATCAGCGATAAGCGCGCTGCCGTTGGCAGGCATGTTGACCACGCTCACTTCAACAAGATCGACCTCCGTGATCGTGCGACGATATTCGTCTGACTTGGACGCCATCTCCCAGACGACCGGATAGAAGCCGATGGATAGACCTTTGATCAGGCCCTTCTTCAGCGCCTTGTAGGTGTCCAGACCATCGCTGGTGTCGAGCAATTCGCCTGTAACTTTGAGACCGTAGTCATCTTCCTCAACAGCGGTCCAAGCGCCGATGGGCAGGCTGTCGTAGATGCGATGATTGAGAAACATCATCGGCATGGTGCAAGCTTCAACATGCTTCTCGATGCTGGCTTTGAACGCGCCTTTCTCGATGATGTCGCCATAGCTGTCTACATTACCGAACACGGAGCCATAGCCGCTGAACGTCATTGTGTCAGTGTCGGTCTCGACCGCTTCAACGGCTAGTTTGCATTCCATCCCAATTACGGTCTTCTTTTCAATCTGCATTGCCATTGTTCTCGTCCTGCTTCTCCATGTTGGTTTCGGAAGTGTCGTCTGCCTGTTGGCCGAACAGATTTGCCGCTGGCATGAGCTTGTCAGCCATCGGATCATCACTGCGAGGAAGGTCTTCCTTCTCGCGGATTTCATTTGTGGTGAGCCAGCCTTGAGTGCGACCGGCATTGTAGTAGGCCATGCGATCAGTCGTGGACGCTTCCATGAGTGCGCGGCTGTCCAGCTTGATGTAATATCCGGCCTTCTTCTCTTCCTTCGTCAGGAGAGCTTTGCGCGCAGACTGTTCAATGCGCTCGTACCAAGGCATCAATGTATGGGTGAGGTGAGCAAGTAGAAGCTGCTCGACCGAATTGTATGAAGTCGCGCCTGACTGCATGACCATGATGGGAAGCACACGAAAGGCGCGGCAAAGTTCTTCAATCTGGAACTTTCGGCTTTCTACCCACTGCGCTTCGTTCGCGGTCGATGCGATGGACTGAAATGTGATGCCACCTTCAACCAGCGCAGTCTTGTGCGCGTTGCCTACCCCGCTGTATTGATCCTGCCATGCCTTCTTCAGTGCGGCTTTCTGATCGGGGGTCAGGTTCGTGGGCGAGGTCAGGATGCCGCTTGGTCGGGCACCATGTTTGAATAGGTTCGCCCCAAACTGCTCCGATGCCAGCGCCAGGCCAATCGCTTCACGCGCCAGCTTGGTAGCATTCAGACCGACTACGCCGTCCCAGCTTGGCCCCTTGATGTGCCACATATCTTCGGCAGGAACGTCGATATAGGAGCCATTCGTGGTGGTGACCCGATAGCTGATCGACATGTCGTCGTTTTGGACAGCCGTAACCGAGTTGGGCAGAAAGGCGTAAAGCTCTTGCGGCACGCCACGCACATCACGGTTGATGAAGATATATGCGTTGCCGGTCAGGCCCGCGTGGATGGCAAACTGTTCGCGGAATTCGTAAGAAGTCTGCCACTCGTTAGGTTCATGGCGCAGAAGTTCATAAACTGGATGGTCTGTCGCGTCTTCACCACGGCGACCACTGCCGCTCTTTTGCAGTCGGAATGGAACTTGCGCGATGCCATCTGCAATGACGCGTACGATACAGAGGACAGCAGTTGAATAGAGCGCATTGCTGTCAGCAGGTTCTAGCAGTCTGCCTGCATGACCGGCTTCGATAGCCCTTCCAATTTCGTCCAATGATCTGCGCCTTACTGGCGCGAGTGACTTGAACTCAAATCCTCCGGTGAGAAAGTCTAATAGTTTTGACATGTACGTGTTCTGCCCGTCTCCTTTGTTATGATATTTATGCGGAGGACAGTTCGCGGGATCAGAGCCAGTCGATCGTTGGAACGACTTGCTCTGCTTCATTCATCTTCATGCCGTAAGCCATCAAGGCAGCGACAATACCGTCTATCTTTAAGTGGTGTTGTTTGTCTGGCTTGTTTGGGAACAGGTGATTAGCAGAGTTCGCCTTAATGCTGACGTTCCCGGCCATCCAGTTCATGCAAGGATTGTCAGAATGGCGAAGTTTGTTATCCACAACCAGCGCTTCAAACTCCAACATGACCGGATTGTAGTTGCCTACGTTCTGAGCGAACTTACGAACGTCGATGTTTGGATACTGGTCTTGAATCTCTTGTGCGAGTTGATGGCCCTGCCATGGGTCATAAGCCACGCCCTTGACATGAAATTGATTAACTAGCTTTGCGAACTGGTCTTTGATGCAGGAGAAGTCCGTCGCATTTCCCGGTGTCAGTGTAATGTGACCGCTGCTAGACCAGCTGCGATAAGCATCTGCGTTCTTGCTTCCCTGCACTGCGCCTTCTGGCAGGAAGAAGAATGGGAAGAAGTGCGGTATGTTGCCATCCATGACGCATAGGACGAGTGCGGAAATGTCTGTCTGCGTCGACACGTCGAAGGCTACAAACGCAGGATTGCCGATAAGATCAGCCAGCGTCTTGTCAGAACCACAAGCCGACCATGCGCGCATGTCTAGCCAACCGCTTGTGCTGTTCTCCCAAACGTTCAGGTGCTTGGTGAGTAGCGCAGCCTTTTTGGATGGCTGATTGAGCGCGTCGTTGTATTGGTCGTGCAGGTAGCGTTCACTGAGCGCCACGCCGAAATTCGGATTGGCCTTTTTCCAAACCTCAAAGTCCGTCCAGTCGTCGTCCTTGTCGATGGTGAAGATCGCGGCGAACAGGTTTGGCTTTTTGACGTTGCGAGCCAGGACGTTTTCGGCATCGACCTGCAACTGGCGACACGGGCCGGCGACGTTGAAGCCCGCTGTCGTGATCGTGAGAAGCAAGGGCTGCGTTCGCGCGCCCATGCCGGTCTTCATCGTGTCATATTGCTCGCTGCTGTCGTTCTCGTGGGCTTCGTCCAATATCGCGCAGTGAGGGTTGGAACCGTCGCCGGGCTTGCCGATCATCGACCGGACAAAGGAGCCATCACCGGGACTGAATATCGACTTGGCATGAACCTCAATGCCGGTTGCCTCGATGAAGTCAGGGGAGCGCAGCGCCATTTGACGAGCTGGCTGGAAACAGGCGTCCGCCTGATCCATGCTATTCGCGCCGATCCAGACTTCCGCGCCCGCTTCTCCATCGAGGAAGGCCATATATAGGCCGATGCCAGCAGCGAAAGTTGACTTGCCGTTCTTGCGTGGGATGAGCAGCAGGGCTTCCGTGACTTTACGGAGGCCGGTTTCAGGATCGACAAAGCCGAAGATCCCGGCCAGCACCCATACCTGCCACGGCTCAAGCCGGATCGTCTCGCGTTTGCTGGCCCATTGGCCCTTGCTATGCGGTAGAAGCTGGATGAATTTGCAGACACGTTCGACGGCCTTGGGCTTGAACTCCCATTCATTGCCGTCAATGTCGTCTAGGAAAAGTTGGCAGGCTTGCTTGATTTGCTCGCAGGCAACGACACGACCGGCGACAACGCCCTCTGCATATTCAATCGCTATGCGTGTGAAATGGCCGTCGCCTTCAAGCCACATCGGTTAGTCACCGAAGAGCTTGGCGAACTCGTTTCGGTTGTCGGGTTCGGCTACCTTGCCGCGTTGCGCTCTTGATGGAGCGCCGCCGATGCCAAGGAGTTCGCGTTGTTTGCGGAGTTCAACAAGCTGATTGCCTTTTGGCACTTCGCCTGCCTTGAATGCTGCGCGGACGATTGCGGCAAGACAGCAATAGTCTGCGAATAGCGAGCTATCGAGAGATGATGTGCCGCTTTGCGTTACGCGGTCCAATTCCTCAAACCATACAACCTTTGCATCATCGGGGAGATAGTCAGGCATTTGTGGCGGGGCCACATTGGTAGGTAGAATGATGTGGGGATCGTCACGGCAGGGGCGATAGGAACCGACTGCCTTTTTCTCTTCGATGGATTTCTTCTTGGGTCCACGCTGCATTCAGGTATTTAGCGGAGGGAGGCGTCAGGCTAATTAGGGGCATGGTCGATGCAAGTTGATGCGCGGGAAATTGTAAAGACTGTGAGCGAAATGGCGCGACCATTCAGCGACACTCTGAGCGACGCATGGAACGCACTCATCGGTGACAGGGTAGCGGCTTATCGGTTGAGGAACGCGGCGAAGCTGCAACCGAAAGTCATGGCTGACCTTGCCAAATTGGGAAAGGTCATGAACCCTGCAAAAATCCCTGAGCGATATGCGGTTGCGTGGTTTGAAGAGGCCACGAAGCAGGACGAGCCTGAAATACAAGCGCTGTTCGCACGGCTGCTCGCAAATGCCGCTGCGGGCGATGAGGACGCCGGAGACCGCAGGCATCTCGAAATCGTTTCGCGCTTCACGCCGCTAGATGCCAAGGTAATGGACATATTCTACAACGGCGATCTTGCCAAAGGACACGTTTCGCAAACCGGCGAGCTAGTCGAAGTCGTGATTGACGAATGGCGGCTCTATCAGTTTTTGAAGGAAGACGTTGGGAATAAGGCTTGGCAGTCGGTCGAGCATCTTCTTGCGCTGGGTGTAGTTGAAAAGCGAACCTACATTTCGAAGGACTCGGTTACGCGATTGCTTTCTGACCTGCAAACGGACACCTCGTCAGGACTTATCTATCCGTCTTTCGGCAGCGGAAGCGAGCTTGAAGTGAGCGCGGAGATTGTTTCAACGTTCACCGGACTATCTCTGATGAGGGCACTGTCGGACCCAGAGAAGCCCAAAACTGTTTAATCTGCACAGGCAGAAAGAGTGTTGGGGGGTTGTTGCTATAGAGGGCGCTCAGCAGAAAAATGACTGCCCCCTCGATCTGCTGCTATTTACCGGCTCTGGTTTTCCAAGAGCCGAACGGCTCTAGGACTTATGCTATGGTCAAAACGCTCTTCCTCCCCGGAGCTTCCGGCAGCGCCTCTTTTTGGAAGCCGGTGGCTGATGCTGCTCGACTGGAGGGCACTTTCTTTTCGTGGCCCGGATTAGGTGGTGAGCCTGCTGATCCGGACGTGAATAGCATTGACGACCTGATTGCGAGGGTGGCGCATGAAATCACCGAACCAGTCAACCTCGTAGCTCAGTCCATGGGCGGCTACATCGCAATACAGTTGGCGCTGGCAATGCCGGGTTTAGTTAAGCGCCTAGTTCTGGCGGTGACATCTGGCGGGTTGCCTGTCGTCGATCTCGGCGGCGCAGATTGGCACGGTGATTACTTTGCGGCCTTCCCGCAAGCCGCAATGTGGATTGCCGAACCTGTGGCGGACCTATCCGCCCAAATCCCATCAATAGCAGCGCCCACATTGCTATTGTGGGGTGACGCAGACCCAATCAGCCCTGTGGCAGTCGGACAGCGATTATTGGCCCTTCTTCCGAACGCACGCCTTAGCGTCCTATCGGGCGCGGACCACGATCTTGCCCAAACTCATGCGGAAGGCGTTGCTCATGAGATCAAGTGTCATCTGAAAGAGGATTTGCAGCCCTATCGGGTTGTTCTTTGATCTCACTGGCCTTCCTAGTCTTTTGTAGACGCGACACGCTTGGCGGCATTAAGTAGTTGACTTCTAATCAAAGGAGGAAGTCAATGTTCAAGGCTGTTACCCGTATTGCGCTCGCCGTGTTCCTTATTATCGCTTTAGGTCCGCAAGCGGTCGGCAACATCATGATTGCTCAGCAAGCGTGGCATGATAGCGGTCTTGTTTTTGAGTCGGACCTATTTGG